GGCCGCGGGTCAGGGCGCCGGCCGACGAGCCGATATCCGCGATGTTGCGGCCCGCAGAGGCCATGATGTTCTGCTGGCCCTGGCCCAGGCTGCCGAAAGTCTGGCCGACGTTGAGGATGCGGCCGAGATCGCTGCCCTTCATGCCCTGGGCGTTGACGTAGCCCTGGTAGAGCGCCTGTCCCTGCTGGCCGAGGATGTCGTTGGCCGTGTCGCGCACGGCGCGCATGGTGTCGGTCATCTGGCCCGAGCCCTGCCACTGCCCCGACGAGATGTAGCGCCCCTCGAGCGCGGGCATGATGTTGTCGAGCAGGTTGCGCTGGCCGAGTTCGCCGATGCGGTCGACCACCCTGTCGATGTACGGGTTCATGTACGAATCGACATTCTCGACCGTGCCGGCCGCCTGCCCGAGGTAGGGAGAGGCTGCGTTGTAGCCGAGCGGGTTGACGCTGGCGCCGATCATGCTCGTGCCTGCGCCGAAGTAAGGCTGAGCCGCGCCGAGGCCGGACATGCCCGCCGCGCTGCTGTAGTAGGGCTGCGCCGCAGCGGCTCCGTTCGCGCCGAGCGAGGAGCCCGCCATGCCCTCTGCGGCCGTGTAGTTGGGGTTGGCGACATCCGACGGATTGATCGACAGCGCCCCGGCGTAGAGCGGCTGCGCCGCGCCGGTCGAACTGAAGCCGGAAGCGTTGTTGAGCGCGCCCCGCGCCGCGCCATAATCGCCTGCAGCCGCGCTCGACGGGCTGAACGACAGCGCGCCCTTGAAGAATGGGTTGGCGACGTCGAGCGTAGACTTGCCCATCGTACCCTGGACGGCCTGCTGCGCCCGCATCAACGGGTACTGATAGGCGCCGGCCGCCGCGCGCGTCGCGTCGAAGCCCTGCTGCTGCGTCGGGTTGAAGCCAGCAATGCGAGGCGCCTCGTAGGTCGAGTAGGGGCGCGCTGACGCGGCCGTCTGCCCCGCGAGGATGTCCATCGCGTAGTTGGTGTACCAATCCGGCAGCACCGTCTGGCTGGTGAGAGACTTGACCGCTGAGCCCGCGGGGATGGCGGCCCCCTCGGTCAGGAAATCAGTGAACGCCATTATCGGGTTCCCTCCTTGAGGTAGCGCTCGGCCCGCTTGGCCTTCACGCTGAACTCACCCTTCGCCAGCTTGCGTCCCTTGTGCTTGCGGACGTTCACCCTGAATGCGTCGAGAGCCTTCGCCCCTGCCTTGCTGCTTCCGTCGCCGAGCAGCGCGACCGTCTCGGCGTCGATGACGTACTCGCCGTCGGACAGTTCGGCCGGGATGCTGTCGCTGCGGCCGGTGCCGGACCCCTCTACGGCGCGGCCTCCGCGCTTCACCGCGAGGCCGCCCTTGGCAAAGCGCTGCGGCACGTTGCTGAAGAAGCTCAGTTCCGGGCGCTGGCCGTAGGTCTTCCAGTCGTAGGGGCCGATCTTGCGCGGTGTCGGCGCGCCGTTGCTGCCGAAAACAGTGCTGGTCGTGGGCAACTTCGCCCCGAATATCGGCGCCGTCGTGCCGATCGGGCCGGGCATCGTACCCTGACTGCCGCCGCCTCCGCCGCCGCCGAACATGTTGCCGACGACGCCGACGCCGAGCGACGCGATCTTGAGGTAGTTGGCAACATCGCTCAGCGTCATCGGCTTGCCACCGCTGACGCTGGCAGGAATGCCGAGCGACGCGAGAGTGGCGGCGTCGAGCACGCCCGAGGGGTTGACCAGCGGCTTGTTGGCCTCGACGAGGATCTCGTCGACCGTCTGCGGCGTCGATCCGCTCCCCCCGCCGCTAAGAGCTCCGGCCGCCGCGCTCCCAGCAGCAGCGCCTCCCGCGCCGCCAAAGGCGCCGGGGAGCACGTTCCGGATACCGTCGACCACGATGTCGCCTGCTGCGCTGCCGAGCGCGGAGCCCGTGGCCCCGGCGCCAGCGGCGCCGAGACCCCCCGAAGCGCCGCTGGCACCGGAAGCGGCGGTGCCCCCCGCACCGCCTGCCCCCGCGCCCCCAAGCAGGGAGCCCCCCGCGAAAGACAAGCCACCCGTGATGGCTGCGTTCTTCAGAATACTTCCAAGGCTCTTGCCCTGCAACACGCCAGACGCAACCGAGCCAGAAGCGGCGCCGGCGGCCGAACCAAGCGCTCCGCCCAGGATACCGAGGCCCGGAAAGGCGAAAGCGCCGAGCACTGGCAGCGCCAGCCCCGCGATCTTGCCGAGGGTGTTCTTCGCCGGATCGTCGTCGGCGACGCGCTGCCACTGACCGGTCGAGGGGTCGAACTGCTCGACGCCCCAGTTCGCCTTCTTGCCGCCCTTCTGCGACAATTCCTGAGCGATCGTGTAGACGTTTTGCAGCCCCTCGAGACCCGTGCCGGTGTACAGGACCTTGTTCTTCCCGGCCTCGTTGGTGATCCGGTACTGGTAGTTCGGATTGGCGTAGATCGTGCCGGTCGGGTTGTTCTTGACCTTCGCCGGGTTGCCCTTGTTGGTCTTCAGCGCGAAGCCGACGTCGACCAGGCTCTTGGGATCGGTCCGGGCCGCGATCAGCGCCTTGTACGGATCGGCGCCGTCCGGCCCGACAACCGCCTGCTTGTTGACCGCGTAGCCCTTGCCGCCCATCTCGGCGGCATAGTCGTCGATCTGCTTGATGAAGGCCTGGGTCTCGGCGTCGTAGGCCGGCGCGGCTGCCGGCGCAGGTGCCGCGCCAGCCGTGTTGACCGCAAATTCAGATGTTCCAGCCATCAGCCCTGCCCCTCGAGCATCGTGTAGCTACGCATAGCCCATTCTCGCCAATCCGTGAACTGGTATGGATCGGGCACGCCCTGCTGAGCGAAGGGTTGTGCCGCGACGAAGGCGACGGCCCAGTCCTGCCACTTGTCCGGATCGACAAGTTTTCCGAAGCTGAACGTGCCGCCGACCACCAGCAGAACGCTGTCCGCCCAGTCCGTGATGTCGAGGCCGCGGGGGTCGATCATGACACCCTTGTCCCGTCGCCGAAGGAGAAATGCGCGAGGATCTGCCCGGCCTGGTAGTCGCCGTCGATCGCGTTGCTCTCGAATCGGAAGCGCAACTGGCGGCGCTGCGTCTTGAAGTGATTGACCTGCTCGGACGGGATCGACGCCGTCGCGGGGATGACGAAGCTGTCGCTCTCCACTTCCGGCGCGCGAGCATTGGCGCGGCCGGTGATGGTCACGGTCATGTCGGAGACCTGGACAAAGTCCGGTTCGAGCATGTCGAGGTGCAGCCACCGGTCCGGGAGTGATGGATCGAGCATCGGCAGCATGAGGTCCGCGGTCTCGTAGTAGGAGCGCACCGGCTGCTCGTTCTGGCCGTCGATCTGGTTGACGCCACTTTCGTGAATCCACAACTTGTACGGCGCGACGAACGTCAGGTCGAAGGTGGCGCCGGTTCCCGTTCCTGTCACGGCCGTCGTCGCCACTGAGTTCGATGGCTCGGTCTGGTACTGCCCGGCGTTGCTGACGGACACTGCGGTGATGGCGCCGGTGCTTACGGTCGTGACCGTCAGTTCGACCGGCACGGTGTATATGCCTCCGCTGACGCGCAGCACGTTTCCGACAGCGTACCCGCTCCCGCCGGCAACGACGGCAGCGGCTGTCGCGATCGAATCCTGGGCCTCGACACCCGCCAGGATGGGTTTGCGGAAGATCGCCGGCGAAAGGCCACCAGCGCGCCCGCCGTTGGGCAATTCAGTATCGTACCACGTATTCTCACGGACATTGTAGATGATGGCGTGAGTCGGCTCGGTGGCATCGCCGAAGGGGAAGCACCACCATATCTCGCCGTAGCGCGGCACCGTGTAGGCGAAGACCTTCTGCCGCATCGACGGGTTGAGGTTGTCGAAGAACCAGTTGGAGTTGAGGTTGTTCGGCACCTCGCGGACGACGCCGTTGTACATCAGGAAGCGGTCGGTGCCGATCCAATAGAAGACGCCGTCGTACTCGACCACCGTCTGCGCGCCGAGGACCGAGATCTTGGCGGAAATGGTGTCGAACTGGAACACAGGCGTGCCGCCGATGTAGCTGGCGCGGATCAGGCTGTCGACCGACCAGAACAAGCCCGACGGGCTATTGCCCGGGCCGCCGCGCAGCGGCATGCCACGCACGATCTTCTGGCCCGTGACGTAGGCGTTGCCCGCCCCGGACCCTGTGAAGTTGGTAGGCGTGCCCGGCACCGACCACGCGACGTAGCCGTTGTTGCCGAAGACGAAGGTGTAGGGGTGCAGCACAACGACGCCCCCGGACACATTCCAGTTGCCTGGAACCGTCGTCACGAGGGCGAGGGCGCTGGTGCCGAACATGTCGCCCGTGAACAACTGGCCGCCGAGCGAATTGCAGATGCACTCGAGGTTCGGGGCCACCTGCGCCACCAGCACGTTCGACCCATCGGACTGCTTGGCCGTGCTGTCGAACTGCCACATGTTGAGATCGCTCGCCGTCAGCGAAACAGGCGTGCGGTCGGTGATGATCGACGTGGTGCCGGCGCCTGTCACCGTGAACCGCTCGACCTTGTTGGCCGAGGCTGCGTGGATGTAGGTCAGGGTGTTTCGGGTATAGCCGTAGATCGTGCGGACGATGCCCTTCATGTAGCGATTGATCGCCTTGTACCCGCCGATCTTGCGCGGCAGGCCGCGCTGCCAGCGCGCCCACAGGGCGTCGACGTGGTACTCGCCCTCGAACCGGGTCCCGTCGCGCTTGACGCCCGGCAGCGACGCGATCTTCAGGGGAGGCAGATCAGAAGACATACTGCTCCAGTGCCTCCACCCGCTCCTCGAGACGCTTGCGCTCGGCTTTCTCGCGATCGAGCATATCGGTCAGTTGCTGGATCGCGCGGACAAGGATCGGGATCAGCGTACCGTAAGCCGCTTCCAGCCGGTCGGGATCGGCTTCGAACACAAGGTTCGGCACCTCGACACCGAGCGTCTGCTGCACGGCTTGCAGTTCCTGCGCGATGAAGCCGATGTCAGGTACGCCGACCTTGCCGCCGTCGCGCATGTTCCACGTGAACGAAACAGGGCGCAGCGCGTTGATGAACTCAAGGTCCATGCCTGCGGGCAGCACCCTTATGTTGGTCTTGTCCCGCTCGTCGGACAGCGCAGTGATCGACGTTACCTGACAGCGCAATGTGGCGATCGACGAGTTGCCGAGGGTGATGGTGTTGTCGGTGCTGGTCGATGCCTGTGCACCAAGAGATGTCGAGTTGAACGACGTTCCAGAAACTGCCGCCGAGTAACCGACTGCTGTACTCTGGTTGGCGCCACTAGTGCAAGCGGATGTGTATCCGATCGCGATGTTACGACCCGCACCTCCTCCACCACCGCCTGCATTGGCCTCGCCACCGATGGCGACACATTGGGGGCCACCGCCGTTAGCCAAATCGCCTATGGCGACAGTCGACGAGCCGCCTCCAGTCGCGTTGCCGACGAGGACCGCCGAACCAGCGGCGCTGCCAAGTTGCAGAACAGCAACGCCGCCAGCGGCGAGGCCGATCCGGTCGGCTGCTGGCCAGTACACGCCTGTGTTGGTGTCGCCAGACTTGACGATAGACGGCGCAGCGGCGCTGCCTGCTCCGAGGCCAGCCAAGCTGGTAATGTCGGTGTTGGCGCCAGAAGCGGCCGTGCCCAGGTTGGTGCGAGCACCGCTGGCCGTCGCAGATCCTGTACCGCCCTGCGCGACGCTCAGCGGCGTCGTCAGCCCCGAAAGCGACGTGATATCGCTGTTGGCGCCGCTCTTGGCCGCAGAGAGATTGGTGCGGGCGCCGGCCGCGGACGTCGACGCCGTACCGCCATCGGCAACCGCCAGCGGAAGCGGCACGCCCGACGTCGTGTCGGCTTTGATGACCTCGGTGCCGTTGCAGTAGTAGATGCCGCGCGTGCCTTCGTCGACGTTGGTCTCGGTCGCGCCGCCCGACGCCTTGAGCGCGAAGACGAAGCCCCCGGTCGTCTCGTTGTCGATCCAGTATTGCTGGAGCGTCGCAGGCACCACGACGTCGAGATCGCCAGCGAGGGCGCCGGTGAACTTGTACGAGATGCGATTGAGTTCCGAACCGCTCAGCGTGTAGGTCCCGCTCAGGCCGTCGACATCAATGGTCGTGTAGTCGAACGCGAAGATGGCCTGCTTGCCGAGGCCGATCGTCCACCATTCCGTGCCGTTGGTGACGAGGACCGCGCTGTCGCCAGGCTGCAAGGTGATGGTGGTCTCGTCGTTGATCGTCTCGGTGCCGGACGGGTCGATCGTCCAGTTACCCGTACCGCCGTTGCGGACGTTGACGAACCAGTTGTTCCCGACAGATGCCGCCGCAGGCAGGTTGAGCGTGCCGAGGGCGCCGGTCCAGACATAGAATGCCGCGCGGTCGCTGCCGGTCATGGTGTAGGGCGTCGAACTGACCGTCGCTGTGGTCGTGGCCTGCGCCAGATAGGAGCCCACTGCCACGAGGCCTTCGCCGGCCAGCGCTGCCGCCTGCGCCTGCGCCGTTGCCGCGCCATAGCGGAAAGTGCGCCACGTGCCTGCCGCCGTCGCGTTGTCGGTGAGGTAGATCTGCCACTGCTCGCCCGACGACGTCGACAGTACGGTGGCGCCGGCGCTGTCGAGGATGTCGACGTCGTCGGGCCCGAGGTTGTTGAACAGTATCGTCTGGCCGACACCGGTTTCATTGGCCGGCGGCAGCGTCACCGTGAATCCCGAGCCGGTCGTCGTCAGTTCGATGATGCGCGCGGCGACGTCCGGACCGTTCTGCGCGTCAAGCGGCCAGTTGAGAGTGATGTCGTCGTCGAGTTCGTAAGCGACGAGGCTGACGTCGGAGGGGTAGACCACCGTTCCGCCGAAGACGTTGACGAAGCTCATTCTAGGCCTCCTTGCGGACCGCAGCGCGGTCCATAATCTTGGCGATGTCCTCGCCGTTGAGAGTAGCGGCTGAGCGGTCGTACATGGCCTGCCAGGTCGGTATATGCTCGTAGTTCTTGAGGAACGGCGCCGCCTCCAGCAGCGTCCCGTAGAGCAGCAGCTGGGGCGCGTACTCGGTGATCCAGTTGGTCGCGACGCTGTCGCTCAGCAGTTGCGGCAACTCGTAGTAGAGGATCTCGAACTCGTATGCCGCGTCCGGGGTCGGCGCCACCAGCCAGTGCGTGCCGTTGTAGTCTGCGTAGAACTCAGGCGTATCGGTCGCGGTCCGGTCGGGCCAATACATGCCGAGATACTCGTAGGCCCGGGTGTAGAGCATGCGCCGCTGGTGGAACCCGGAACCCGTGCCGACCGCCCACGACACCGTATCGCGCCAGCGATCGGGCTTGGCGATGACTGGATCGCCGACAGTGAACGTCCCGGTGACAGCGTTGATGAAGCCCTCTATCTTCAGTTCCTGCGCGATGCGGCGCTCGGCGAAGTTGATCAGGCTCGGCAACTGCTCGATGAAGACGGGGTCCTGGACGGCCGAACCGCCGCGCTCGAGGTAGCGCTTCACGTCCTCTTTCAGTGAGGTGAAGGTCATGCTCACGGCGTCATCTCCTCTGCGGCCTCGGCCAGCCCGCGCGTCTCGAGGTCGACGAACCAGTCGTGGGCCCGGATCAGTCGGCCGGTATTTCGCACAAGCGTTCGGAAGTCGGCGAGAGGCACCAGGACGGCATCGCTACCGGGTCCGCTATCGCACGGGGCACCGTCACCTTGACAGGCGCCGGCGGGGTATCCGCTGCCACCTTGAGCGGTTTGCTGCCGCACGCGGTTGTTGCGAGCAAAGCGCTCAGAAGCAGACAACAGGCTGTTGACCTTGCTTTCGGCATTATCGGCCCTTTCGGCGAGGGTGTCGTAGACGTTCTTTTGCACCACGCGCTGCGCGTTGAGCTTGGCGTTCGCGGCGTCGTGGGCGGCATCGAAGGCCATCTGGCGCGCCTCGTGCGCCGACTTCCAGGCCTGCGCGCTGTCGCGCCACTCCGCGCGGCTGTGCCACAGCCACGCAATGGCTATCAGCGCGGCGGTGAAGCCGAGCCAGCGTCCGTAACGGATGGCGTTCAGGAGGGTCACGCCGCCTCCCGCTTGCACAGAGCTCGGTCGACGTTACCAACGCGACGATTGATCCAGCCCTTGAGGAACCGCCGCTGCGTCAGATCGCGCGAGGCAAGGGTGTTGAAGAAAACCCGCTGCCGACCGTCCATGCTGTCGAGGACGCGAAGGCAGACGGTCTCGGCGCCGAGTTTGGCCTGGCAAGCCTGGTAGGCCGCAATGGTCTTCTGGCCAACGCTGCCGTCGACATCCAGCCCAGCGCCGCAGTTCGCGTTGAGCGCAAGCTGAAACCACTTCGAGGCGCGGCCGGGGCCATGCAGGACGGCGCTGTCGGTCAACTCGTACAGCACAGCCGGCTCGATCGAGGCGAGGGGGCGATAGCCCGGCCGGTCGATGTAGTCGGTCGTGTAGATGAGATCGGCGCACACCGGCTGGCCTTCGTCGCAGTGCTTCGGGAAATCCTGCATGCGGCCGGTGTAGCCCCACTTGCGCGCAACCTTCTCGGTGACGCCAAAGTTGGTCGCACCGCCGCGGTCGCGCGGATCGTCAACGAAACCGCCTTCGTTCACGTAGATGGCCAGAAGGGCGATGGCGATCGTTCCGAGGCCTGCCTTCTTCGGGTGCTTCTTCAGCGCTTCAACCGGGCTCATCGGCATCCGCCTGCTCCTCTGTCTTGGCCTCCACCTTCGCTCGCATCTTCGGCTGCGCGACGTGCGCGACCAGAACCGGCAAAGCAAAGGCAAGGAACCCCGCGCCGCCGGCGAGAGGCATTGCCCATTCGGTCGGCGCGAAGCCGACGAGGCCGACAACCAGCACGGGCTGCGAGAACACATACCCGACGAAGATACCGTTGATCGCGGCGAGCCACGTGGAGAACCGCCGCCACCAGTAGTGCTTCCAACCCTGGACCATCTTCATGGCATGCCCTTCAGGATGATCGTGGCCATGAGGCCGAGCGTTGACCCTACGAGGGCAACGAACCATCCTTCGAGGCGTCTTAGCCTCGCGTTGATCCCGTTGTAGCGCTCTGCGCAGACTGCCTCGTGTGTATCCATTCGTGCATTCGCGTCCCTGTCCACCTGTTGCCCCCTAGTACGGACCAAGTCACCTACGGCATTTCCCTGTCGTCGCAGTTCTCGGCCAGATGCGCGCGACGGCCGGGGAGAAAGGGTGGAAACCCCGGCCGTCGCAGCGCTCCCGGAGGCAAGCATCTCCGGGATGAGAAAACAGACACATCAATCATTCGTCGTCCTCCGGATCGAGCGCGATCGACACGTCGGGCCTCGGAAAACGGAGGGAGATGTTCTCGGTCCTGCGCGCGGGCAGGCGATACGGGTCGAACTGGTCGCGATCCTTGTCGCAGACCATGAGCGCCGGAATGTTGGGGTCGGGGCGGAGATCGCCGAGCGGGAACTTGCGGTTACACCTGCCGCATATTCCGATAGCGAGCGACGATCGGCCGCGAGTGTTGAGCCAGACCCCCATGGCTACCTCGTGTACGCGCTGATCTGCGGCATGACGTTGAACGGCGAGTTGTCGCGTTCCTCCGCCTGGGCCTTGTAGAGATCCTCGTCGGCCACGCTCTTGAGCGGGAGAATGAGGTTCGGGTCCACCTCCGCGATCTCGTAGGCGAGGCGCAAGGCGAGCAGCGATACAATGGCCTGATACCAGCGCTGCGGGACCTCGATCTCCTGTACGAGGGTGCCGACGTCCATGATGTAGCGGTGGCGCCACAGGACGATCTGCGAGGTCTCGGCTGCGGCATTCGGCACAGGCCAGAGCCGCATCACCGGCTGCGTGATCTGCCGATCGAACCAGTATTGCAGCGGTCGGCTCGAGGTGAATGTCTTGTTCGGCAGGTAGGTGTAGTCGTCGCGGTTGAGCCGCCCCAGCGGGATCTCGCTCGGCGTGTTGCCGGTGTGGATGTCGCTGAAATCGAGCGTTCCGGACGTCGCGAGAACCCGGAAATAGGTGGCAGCTACTGCGCTATCGAGGTCGTACCAGGACCACTGTCCCGCCGAGGCCGTCGGCGTCTCGGTCTGGATGGTCTCCCACGTGACCCCGTCGTCCGAGCGGGCGAACGCCAGCGGAGCGGAAGCGCCGTCCCACAAGATGCCGACCGTCGAGACGATGGTCGCGCTGGCGAACTGGATGACCCGGTAGGTTGCCGCGTCGGTGTTCGTGCCCGTGACCTCCTGCAAGAAGCGCAGGTTGGCGTTGAGGATGTCGACAGTCCCGGCTTCCAGGGCAACGGCGCTGACGCCGTTGTAGAGCGGGTATATCTGCTTCTCGACGCACCACAGCGGCGCGCCCTGGTTGGCGAGGTCGGAGAGCAGCAGGTACAGATTGTCCTGCGCGACCTTGATGTACTCGGCGCTGATCATCTCCGGCTTGATGCGGCAGCGCCCGAAAGCGCGGTCGATCACCGTCTGAGTGTTGAGCGTCGTCTGAGAGACTGTGCCTGAGAATGCCATCCCGTCGCCTCGTGTGCTTTGCAGCAGCGTGCCGGCGAGGGCATGCGTCTCTGTCTGTGCCGTCGATATACCAGACGGTGCGGGAGCTTACAACCTGCGCGCCGCGTTGACTTTTAAGTCAACCCTTCCGCCCCCGGCCCGCCTCGCTGAGAGCGATGGCCACGGCCTGCTTGCGCGAGGTCACAGCGGGCCCGTTCTTGGACCCGCTGTGCAACTCGCCGGCTTTGAATTCACGCATGACCTTCGACACCTTGGCCGCGCCCTTGGCGCCGCCCGCAGGACCGCCTTTGCTGTACTGCGCGCGGGTGCTGTCCTTGAAGCCCTTCACGCTGGTGTCTCCTCGGTTCAGGCCTGCGGCTTGCGCTCGTTCAGGAGCATGGCGATCACGCCAGCCACGCCCGCAATCGCGGTCGAGATTGTTACCCATTCGCCGTCGCTGAAGCCCAGCGCGACGGCGAGGCCGGACAGGCCTGCGTAGGTGGAAGGCTCACGGAGCCGGGAGAGAATCCAGTTTACCATGTCACTTCTCCTTCGTGTTCGAGAGTGTTGCTACTCCAGCACCGGCTCGATCGCCGCGTTGAAGATCGTGTAGAGGTAGTCATGACCCCCCACGCCGCCGCCACGCTCGGTGGGGTGCGTGCCATCGCTGTACAGGTCGGTGTCCAGCGCGGCAGCAGCCGGTCCCATGATCGGGTCAGCCTCGAAGTCGATCACGCCGTAGAAGGCGTGCCCGGCCTGCTCTCGAAGCAAGGTAGCGATCTGCGTCTTGAGCGCGTTGTGATTGGCGGTGTAGGTCGGGTTGCCTGCGACATACTTGGGGATCGGGGTTGCGATGAAAACCTTCGACCCGCGCGCCTTGATCGGCGCGACATAGGCCAGCATCCGATCGACCCATGCCTGCGCCGTGGTCTCGCCGCCGATGTCGTTCGTGCCGACAAAAACGGTCACGATGTCGCAGTTGAGCGCCAACAGGTCGTCGCGCCGGCCGAACAAGGTGTCGAGAGCGGAACCGCCCACGCCCAGGACATGCGTGGTGACGTTGGGGTGCTGCGCCGCAAAATACGGGCCGTACATGCCAGTGCTGCCGCCCGCGATCGTGATGCTATCGCCCTCGAGGCAGACGACCGTCTCGTCGTCATCCAGTTCGTTGGTCGAACGATGCGTATGGACCGTCGCCGGACCCTGATGTTGGGTCGGCAGCTTGAACATGACACCCGCCGAAGACGTGCCGTATTGGGTAAAGCTGATGCTCGGCAGCCGGTGTGTCGCATCGATCGTGTTGTCGTTGCACTCGAAGGCCTCGGCTTGACCGACGCCCAGGCAAAACTCCTGCCAAGACACAAAGGTAGCGTCGTCCCAGGCCCCGAACCAGTCGGCGTGGAAGCTCGCGCCATTAAGGATGTCGTGGCCCGCCGCCATTTCAGCCATGTCGTCGGATGTCAGCCGGTAGCCGGTCCATTCGCCCGTGGTGTGGAAGGTGAAAAAGAACTTAAGTTCGAGCTTGGGGATCTTGTACCAGCCGTTCGGGCAGACGAGGTGGCCGTTGGTGGTGTCCGACACCGCGTTGCGCATGTGCTTGTAGCCATCGGTGGACCAGAGGTTGACGCCATCCCAGCACTGTTGCGCGTGGATATTGGCAATCAACTGCCCGTCCGAAATGCCGGGCTCGGACTTGCCCTTGCAGCGCCCGCCCCATGGGTCGCTGGTGCCGTCCGGCTTGGTCAGGGCGGGATAGACGTTTGCCCCGCCAATGTCGTTGTCCACGTTGATGACCACGCCGTTGTTGACGCACTGCCAGCCGATGAAACCATTCCCGACGTAGGCATAGCGGCCAGCCGTGCCCGACTGCGCATTGGCCGCGGCAATCTCGGCGGTGGCGTAATCGTCGTCCGGGTCGTCCATGTGCGTCCCGGCGACATAGCGGAGCCCGCGAGGGATGCGGACAAGCTGGGCAATATCCGCCTGGGTGTCAGCGGCATAGTAAACCGTGATCCAGTCCGACCGCACGCAATAGGTGATGCCGGTGCCAAAGGTATTCGTCTTGCAGAGCGGGGGGAACCAGTAGGCCGTGGCGTTCAAGGGCGTCGACGTGCTCTTGCTGCGCGTGCGAAGCGATTCATAGGTGGAATAGGCGTTGGCGCCCTCGTTGCCGTACCACTGATGGCAATGGCTCTGACCGGGCTGCGAATAGTTGCGCACCGGGTCGTCGCACAGCATCTTGAACGAGGGGATAGACAGGCGCATTTTGGGCTGCGCCTCGCGCCAGCTGGGCGCGCCGCAGCGGTTCGGGTTGGTGTTGTCGCCGCCGCACCAGCTTGCCCCGCCTTCCAGATACGTCGTGCGCGCCGGGGTCGGGATGTCAGCGGGCATCGTGGCGAAAGCCGGGGGCGTGCCGCCATGCGCGTTGGAGCCGTCACCAATCGTCGGCTGGGTCACATAACCGGACGGGTAGGTCGCAGGCTGCGGGTCATAAGCAGCGACGTCAGGCGGCTTCGGGCCGGCCCAGGCGGGCGAGCTGATCAAGGCGGTAGTGATGAGCAGCAGTTTCCTCATGGTTCACCTTGGCAGAGAGACGAGACGATCGAGGCGGCCAGCAGCGCGTCAGGATCTGGGCGCGGAATTGCCCACAGCGTGCCTGCGATGATGGCGATCGCGGGGAGGAGGGCGAGCCAGGCGCGCATTACATCAGCCACGGCTTCACGAACCACAGGCTGACAAGATCGCAATCGTAGAGCGAGGTTGAACCCGAGTCGCCCGCGATGATCTCAGCCTCTGTCGACGAATGCGTGTTGTACCCAGCGGTCGTGTCGTTGTTGAGACTGATCTGCGGCGCGGCTGAGCCCGCGGCATCGTGATATCGACCGAACGCGAAGCAGGTGTATTCCGCGTCAGACAGTTCGGTGTCGAAAGTGACCAGATAGCGCCCGTCGTCGTGGCGCGTGACCGAGGCCACGTTCCAGCTATCCAGGATGGTGATTGCTCGCGTCGTTGCATCGACATGGAACTGCACGGAGGCCAAAGTCCCCCTTGGGTTGACCGCGCCGTTCTTGAACAGCAGCGAGCCGCCGCCGTTGTCGTAGCTCCCGCCGACGTCCAGAATGCCCCCGACAAAGTCGAAGGCGGTCGTGGAGTAGGAGTTATAGCCCCCTGTCGTGTCGCGGCACGCACCGATCTGAGGGATGTAGTTCCCCGACGTCGGACCGTACATGGCAGTACCGAATACCTGATAGTCCGCATCGGGCAGAGCACTGTCGAACGCGAAGCGCCAAGAGCTAGCGAGATTGCGCGTAAGCGACGCAACGTTGGTCTCGAGTGCGATAGAGGGGCTGGTCCACGGGCTGCTGTTTGTCCACGATACCGCCGCCAGGTAGTCCGAGCCGATCGAGGCCGGATCGAAGACGACGATACCCAGCATTTCCGGCTCGACCACCGAAGTGCTGCCGTGCTCCTTCACGTACACATCCAGTGTCGTGGTGGAGTAGGAGGTAAAGCTAGCCGCATCGTCCTGCGCCGGCTGGCACCGCAAGGCCCGGCCGCTGGCGGCATCCGGCCTCTTGCCGCCGACGAGGACGCCGTAGTTATTGTTTGCCAGCGCAGAAGCAAACTCGATGCGGTATGCACCCGTTCCGATCCGCGTGACCGACGAGACGTTCTTGTTCTTGCCGGTGATGCTGCTGACCGTCGTGCCGCTGACGGTGAAATAGACCGCAGCGAGGATGGCAGAGTTGGCGCTGCCCTGCGTGCCGTCGACCAGGCTGCTGGCGACAGTCGTGATAGTCCAGGTATCGGTAACGCCCTCGATATCCAGCACGCCATTAAGCGCGGTGCTGTTGGTCGCCGACGTCGTGCCGCGCAGCTGGATTGTGTCGTTAAGCTCGCAGGTGCCCGAAGTGGCCCAAGCGCCGGCTCCGTTCACCTGGGCCTCGAAGCCCGAGCCAGTTACAGTCCAGTTGCACACCGCTGCGGCGGAGACGCCAAGCACGGTAATGGAGTTCGACGTTTCGAGTGTGCTCAGCGCTAGCCCCGTCTCGTCGGTGAACGAGAAGGCCGTTGGCACGAAGTCGTACACCACGACCGTCATCGGGCCTGCCCAGGCCGAGACCTCGCCGTCATCGCGCTCGTAGCGAGCAAAGTAGTAGAACGTGCCAACAGGCGGCTCGCTGTAGCCGTCCCCGCTCAGGTCGTAGGACGATGATGCGCCATTCAGTTCTCCGCCGACGATGTCGTGGCTGATGTCCTGAACAATTCCGGTCCTGTCACTGTTCGTTGCGACTTGCAGGCGGTAGACGTAGCCCGCGAAGATCGTGTCATCCGCCGACGAGTTCCACGTTACCGGCCGCCGGCCGACGTCGCTGGTCAAGGTCAGCGTAGGAGCCGTCAGAACAGGCGCCGCCCCCTCTACCGGGTCGTCTATAAGGCCGCTGTCGCCGTTCCATAGGCTGAAGGAGCCTGTGTAGAGGCCGTTGCCACCCTCGAGGCTGATCCAGCCGCGCCAGAGCCCGCTCATGTCCTACCCGCCCATGGTTCCTGCCTGGATAACCGATATCCGCGCAGATCCAGAGCCTGAGTTCAGGATGAACTTGATAGCGAACGGCGTGTATCCATAGTTGCCCTGCCGATCGACCGTCTGCGCCACCAGGTTGCTGTCCGGGTGGTCCATGTAGAGCGGCGTGATGCTTGTGTCGTAGACGTTGTCGACTGTCTGCTGGATGGTCCAGTTTGCCGTGCCGGTCACGTCCACCTGAAGCGACACCTGGGGCCGCGCCATGTAGTCGATCGGAATGACGATGCTCTTGGCGCCCCCGGAGGCGTCGCTCAAGGTGTACGTGATCGGACGCATGGCTTAGCGCTCCACAGCCGCGAGGATGTAGTCGACAGTCAACGTCTTGGCGACGGCCTCGCCGTTCTGGAGAGCGAAGCTCACCGTGCAGATCGTGTCGGGCAGGTAGCTGGACGAAGCGTCGAGCGTGCCCTTCACGGTGCCGTCTACCGCGTAGTAGACCTTGCTGACGCCGTCGTAATACCAGGCCAGTTCGATGAACGTGTCGTTCGCCATCGTGGCAACCGCAGCAGCCGTCGTCGAACCGGTGGTGGCGTTCTTCCGGCAGAAGATGTCGACCGTAGCCGCGCCATCCGCCTTCAGGAAGTAGATGCCATCGGTGACATCGAGCGGCGTGGTGTCGACCACCTGGAGACCGAAGACGATGTCCGACTGCGTAGCGTCGCTGGTCTTGAACCGGCAACGGAACCACGCCTTCTTGCCCGCCGTGAAGCTGAAGCCCGCAGGGGTCTTCTGCAACGCAACGAGATCGTTGTCGGCTGCGGTGTTGGTGACAAGCAGCCAACCGCCGTCGCCGGCCGTCAGAGCCTGGGTAGCACCGGCATTGGTCTCGGTGACGACCCAGTCGCCTGCGACGTAGGTGTCGAAGTCGTTCCAGTAGAGATGCAGCCGCGACGGGTCATTCTGTAGGAAATCCGACATGATGTCGGTCTCGCTACGATTGACGACCCCGTTCGGGAACCGCGTGACAGTGTTTTCCATGACGATAAGCCCTCAGAGATGGGGTCATCTGAGGCGCTGGTCATATCCGCAGGCACATGTCTAGCAGGGATCGCTACGCTTGAGAAGGCCTGACACCTCCTCTTGGCGAAAAGCCCCCGCAGTTTCCTGCGGGGGCTTCTGCATGTGCGGATATGTCAGCGCCTTAGATCACAGACCGGCGGTGCCGTAGATGCCGCGGGGGTCGGTCCAGCCGAACGCGAAGCGCTCGGAGGCCTTGTACCGCATGCTGTCGGTGTCGAAGTCACCTTCCATCGACTTCTCAAGCTTGCGCCGCATGGCGAGCTTGATGCCTTCAGGCGCGTTGGTGTCAACGAACCAGGCAGTCGTCGAAGTGATGCGCGAGATGATCGCCGCCTCGCTGTCCAGCAGCCCCATCGACTTGATCGGGTTGATGTCGTTGTTGGCGGTGCCGGCGCGCAGCACGCTCTTGAGCAGAACCTCTGCCTGGAACATGTTGCTCGGACCGGTGACGATCTGGCGCGGACGGAGATTGATCTTCTTCCCGTTGGCATCGGTCGCGTTCCGGATCTGGATAAGGATCTGCTCGAGTGACGTCTGCGACAGGTTGGCCGCGGTCGTCAGCTGGTTCGAGAAGGTCCCCGTCACGATCGGGTGCGACGCGTTGATCAACGAGACACCGTCGCCGCCCGGGTAGCTGGAGTTGAAGGCGTAGTTGAGGATCTGGGCCCCCAGCAGTTCCTTCGTCTCGATCAGCGACTGGGCGAGGTGGCGAGACATCGTCTGGCCGATGCGAATGTGGTCCCCGTCTTCGACGAGCACCTTGGTGAGCGCGAACGCCAGGCCGTAGACCTTGTAGACGTAGCGCTGGTTGAACAGTTCACCGCCCGACTGGTAGGTGAACGCCGTGCCATCGGGAACCTCAGGCGCCGGACCGAAGCCGTACAGGACGGGCTCCTCATGGTAGGCGCGAGCGATACCGTTGAACTCACGGGCGAACTTCGACCACTCGTCCTGCCGCTGGTCGTAAACGCCGTCGAATTCCTCATTGAGGATCGGCGCGACGATGTCGCGGAAGTCAGTGGAGCGCATTGGAGCTGCCATTGTCAGTGCCCTCCTTAGATCGCGGCTCGATCAGCAACGAACTGGTGTTCGCTGATCTGAACCTGGGCAATGACGTAGGTGTCGCCCCAGTTGTTGTCGGGATAGCTCGCCTTGTTGATCAGGCGCAGGCTGGCGTTGGCGGCGCTCGATGCGACGTCAAGCATCAGCTGCGACAGACCCGTGGTGGTCGAGCCGGCGGAGATGGTGGTGAAGTCGAACTGCTCGCCGATGTTGGCAACGGCCAGCGCAGCGTTCGACTGGATCTCGTAGGTGATCAGCGGGTCCTCGGTCGTGTAAACCACGATGTTGGTTGCTGACGTGCTGGCGATCCACTGGTTGGAGTAGATGCGCTTGCCGAGGGTGTCGGTATATTCGACGCCCTGGAAAGTGCCGATGAAACGGTCGCCGATGGCCGCAGCCTCGATCGTCCCGTTGGTGCCGATCTTGATCGGCTGGTTCTGGAGAATGCCGGTCGCATAGCCGGTCGCGATGGTGTACGCAGACGGGCGAACAACGCCAGACTGGTGCATCACCGGACGGAGCCCGAACGGCGCCGAAGTCGAAGACATGGGCTTTACCCCTAAAGCAGGTTGCTACCAACCCGCCCTTGCCGATCGCGTCGTCAGACGAAATCTTCAGGAACGGGCGCGGATGTGCGCTGCAATTCCTTCATGCCGTCGATACCCTCGCCTACGTCGGTCGTGATGCGTCCGCCTGCACGGGCAGCCTCCTCGCGGATGCTGTCCAGTTGCCTGTTAAGGGCATCGGCAGCTTCTCTAGGCTGTTCGTGGTGAGCGATACGCATGTAGCCCCGGTAAAGGCCCTCGGGGATTTTCGCGGCCACCATTTCGTTGACCCCGATGCAGCCAGCGTATTCGCCGGTCTTCAGCGAGATATGGTCGAAGCCCGGAATTTCATCCGAGCGGATGAGCTCGTAGCCAAGGCGCATACGCTTGTGAATCGTATCCCCGCCCTGGTAGTTCGTGCTCAACCAGCAACAATGGTAGCCGGCGATCTCCGGCAAATTGGGAAGTGCGTCGTTGAAAAGTTCACGCCGGAACATGTCAAGTCGCTCGTCATCGGTAAGCGTGCGATCCTCGGATAGACGTCGGTCTTCCGCGGCACGCGACCCGCGCGCAACACTGAGGTCCTTGCGAATACGGTTGTCGGTCTGGTCAGCCATCTTATACCCCCTGTTCAGCGAGCAGCCTGACGGCTTTGTTCCGCATACCGCTTGAGCACTCGGTTCCGTTTGACCGGATCATCCCAGTACCCAGCGTCGATCATAGCCTGCTTCTGCTCGGGTGTCACGTAAATCTGCGGACGGCCGCCTGCGCCTGTGGTTTCACGGGTCATGCCGGTTGGCGGAGCCTTTCGTTTTGGCGCGGGCTGTCGCCGGCGCGGAGCCTCGAATTCATCCTCGTCATCGTCGCCCGTCTGCGCGGCGAAGTAGGCGTTGGTACGGCGCGTAAGCTCGCGCCAGTATTCCGGCGTAGCCGGGTCGAACCCAGCCTGCGCGATCTGCGCGTCGATCGACTTCACGACTTGGCTGTCGGCGTTCTTGCCGTCGTACCATTCCGCGTTGGCGTCGATCCAATCCTGCCGATTGCGAGCAACGCGCGGATCGGCAACCGGCGTCTGCGACACCTGCTCGCGCATGGTGGAGACCTGCGTCTTCACCCCCTGCAATTCGTCGATCTTGCGCTTGGCCTCGTCGCGGAAGTACATGGCCTTGCGCGCATCTTCGCCGTTCCCGGCGTCGATCGCCTTGCCCATGATGTCGTCGGCAAGCTCGAACTGGCGGCGCGCTTCCGCGATCTGCTGCTCGATGCTGCTCTCGCTGTGCGCGTAGGAGACGCCCTCGAGTTGCTTGACCTGCTGCTGCAACGTCGTGATCTGGTGAAGCAAGAAGTCCTCGCGAGCGCGGTTCTGCTCGAGGACGCGGCGACGCCGTTCCTTGCGCTTGAGGCGCCGCTTCTTCGCGAACGACATACTGTCGCCGGAGGCGTCATCGTCGTCCTCGCCTTCGTCGTGGGCGAGGCGCTGATCTTCATCCTCCTCGTCATCGTCGTCCGCGTCGGCCCCGGCGCCGTCCTTCGGCTGCTTGTCTTCGGCCTCGCCGGCATCATCCTCCGGCGGGGTCTCGAGGATGATAAAGTCCTCGGTTTCGTCAGTCTTCTGTTCGTCGGCCATGTTCGCCCCCTACGCCCCTTTGTTTAGATGAATGCCTTCACGGCCAGCGGGTCTCCTGTGACCTTGGCCACGAGATCCGTGTCGCGAAACAGGATGAAGATCACTTCGATGCCGTCCTGGTCGGTGACGCTGAAGCGGTCGCCGCCATACTTGGGCACGCGCACGAAGTCGCCGGGTTGAACCCAGGCGCCCTCCGGCCAGTCGGTCAGGTCGTCGATCTTCTTGAATGCTACCGGCCCAATGGCGCGGACGACGGCGGTCTGCGTATTCCAGGTCTCGGTGTCGCGGGTCTCGCCCGGCAGGATAATACCGCCGGCCGTCTTCGCCTTGGGTTTGCGCAGTTGCACCAGCACGCGCTGGCCGAGTGGTTGGACCCCTGGCTCGATCGGCGGGAACGCCTCGGCCAGGCCGCCCTCGTAGTGGAACTGCACTTTGTTGAACGCGTATTCTAAGTCGGACATCACACCCTCTTTTCACCGACGCTGGTCGCGCCGGTCCTGCTCGTCGAGAAGTTTCTCTATGATCCTCTCGCTGTGCTCAAGGCCCCGGAACATACCGATCTGGACGCCAAGCGCGAAGACGTCCCCGGACGTCAGACGCATGGTCTCCATCGCGGTATCCTTCTGTGCTTCCTTGATCGCGTTGAGGATCTGGTCAATCACTGGTCGCGCTTGCCCATCTGCAACTGCCGGGCCCGCTCGGACGTGTCAGGCTTGCCGCCCTCATCCTTCGCGTCGTTCTGCTCGGCCTGATCGACCTGCTCAGCCTCTTTCTTCTTTCTCGCCATGAACGGCCTCCTTTCTGTCAGGGGTTTGGACCGGAGCCCCCACCGGTCGACATCGAAACGCGCTCGCCTGAATTGATCTCCGCTGCGGCGATCGTCGCGGCCGTTGCGTTGTCGTCGTCGTTCATTTGCTTGCGGACTTGCAGGTCCATCGACTTGCGCCGGTCTTCGCTATTCTGGCGCAGCACCTCGAGTTGCATGTCGGCCTGGTTGTCCTCGCGGGCAATCGTCGCGGTCTGCTGGATCTTGAGCATGGCCGCCTCGGCCTTCGGATCGACCGGCGGCTTGGGCGCGTACTGGGCGAGGACCTGCTGCGCCTGCTGGATGATCGCGGGGAACTGCTCGAACTGCTGCTGGCCCATCTGAACGACGAGTTGCGTCGCCTCGGCCAGCATGCGGTCCAGCATGCGCCGGCTCTCGTGGTCGTCCTTGATGCCCTTCATTTGCTCGCCGAGGTCGACGCCGATCGCCGCACTCGCCTTCTTGAAGACCTCCGACGCGTACCACCAGCTTACGTGCTCGTTGAGATGCCCGAGCATGACCGGCAGGAAGACCGGCGCCGACAGCGGATTCTGCCCGAACACCGGGCTCATCATGAAGGTCAGGTGCGTCTGGATATGCGCAAGGTGATCCTGCTCGGGGAACGCCGTGATCGCGCGGCCGACCATGGCCGCGACGTTCTCGTTGACCGCGTTCTGCTCCTTCGGCTCGACGCGCGGCACAAGCATGGTCTCGGCGTTGGGGATCTTGAGCGAGGAGAGAATGAATTCCTCGACCTTGCGCGCATCGTAGAGATCGGGGCGTTCCGCAGCGCGCTGGCCAACGGCCTGCCCCTGCATGACGCGTTGCGTCTCGGAGAAGATGTTCGGATCGCTGACCGGGACGACGTCCATCGCCCCCTCGAAGTCGGCCCGGGTCGCCAGTTCCTCGCCGAGCTCGCTCTCGATCTTCTCGTCGTCGAGATACATGCCGTTGAGGCGGTGCAGGATGGCCAGCAGCCGCTGCATGGCGTCATGCAGCCGGCCGTGAATCGCGCGGTAGACCACCATCGCCTGCTCGAGGCGGGCGAGTGTGGTGCCGACCGGCACGTCGGCACGCTGCTCGGCCATGTCCTCGAACGTGGTCCGGACAACCGAATTCGCCGCGTCGACAATGAACCCGAGCAGACTGAACAGTGTAGTCGATGGCGGGTTGTACGGCATCGGCATGAACAGCTTGCGGATGTCGTCGTTGACCAGGCCGCCTTCGATCTCGGTGATCTCGCCAGGCTGCGGCGCGACGTCCTGCCCGCCCCGGGTCACGCCCTTGAGCTTCATGCCGGACGGCGTGTTCTGAATGTGCGCGGCGTCGAGCAGGGCGCGCAGCGCGCCGGTCGCGGCAGCGCTCAGTCCACCGATCATATGCGGAAGACCGATCGGGTAGGCGCCGCGCCACGGCACGAACGGGAATTCGACGAACCACTGCAATTCCTCGCGGCTTTCGTCGAGTTCGTCCCAGTTGCGGTAGATCGACAGGACCTTGCCTGAGGTCTTGTCGATCGAGATGATGTACGGGGCGATGCCCTCGTCGCCTTCGGCCTTGTCGTCGGCGCCTTCGCGGTTGCCGCGCTTCTGCGTCAGCGAGCACAGGGCGAAGACCTCGTAGACCTCGCGCAGTCCGTCCTCGTTGTAGCTGGTGTCGTCGCGGCCCTCGATCTTGTCGTTGGCCTTGGCCGCGTCAGTCTGATCCGGCATCAGCGAGACCGCGCTCAGCGCGATGTCGCGGTATTCGCCAGACTCGACCCGCTGCTCGAAGTCGACGCGGGTCAGGTACTGGACGTGCGTCTTGCGCTGCGCCGAGTAGAAGCCCGAGGCCGCGTAGGGCAGCAACATGTCGTCGATTGCAACGAACAGGAAGCTCGGGCGATTGCGCCCTTCATTCCACGACAGCTTGATGTACTGGGCGCCGCCCATCGGCACCTGAGTGAGCATCTGCTCGATCTCGCTGCGCGCCTCGGGGCATTGTACCGTAAGCTGCCAGTTCATGAGCGCGGTCTTGCGCTTGGCCTTACGGACCTTCTCCGGCGAGATGTCGCCCGGGATCGCGTCCTTGACCGGACCCTCGGCCGGGAACAGTTCGCGGATCGAGCGCGCGGCGAAGTCGACTGTCGCCGACACCAGCATCGGATGCACGACTTTCGAGGCGCCCTCGAAAGTGGCGCCGCCGGGTGCGTCGTCGCCTAGGCCAGTACGCCTCAGGCCTTCGGCGTACTGATCGTCGCGCCGCTTGCGCGACTGTCGGTCGCGCTCGATCAGGTCGATGAAATACGAGGCGAGGTGGTCGAGATCATTCTCGCTCATCGTCTCGGCGAGGTTCTCGTAGAAGTCGGCCGACCGCTTGGCGTTGCCGCCGATCGTGACCAGCGCGCCGCCGTCTTCGGTGTCCTCTACGTCGGTCTCGTCATCGTCCGGAAGTTCGACGTACTCGCCCTCGATGCTCTCGTCTTCGTCGTCCATCAGTGCGTAGCCCCCGCTGCGAAGACCTTGGCATATACCTCAGACAGAGCCGTTCGGATAGCGTGGTCAGTTTTCGCGAGGAGGGCGGGGTCCGCTACGCCTGCCTGTGCCTTCACGGCGTCTACCAGCCTGCGCGCCTGTCCAAGCGCCCGCAACAGGTCCGTGTAGCGATCCATGCGGACGTAACCGCAGCGCTCCGGCTCCCCTTGGGCGGGGTAGAACCATATGGTTTCGGGATACTCGCCATCGAGCCCCTCGATACATGCGTTCAGGCCGGCGCTGGTCATTCCATCAACCTGAACTGCCCGCGCGTCAACAACCCGAGAGACGTGTGGATGTCCGGCGAGGCAGCGGCAAAATGCGTTTGCGTACTCCCGTCGTCGCCGCGCTCGCGGTATATGCAGATCAACGCGTCCGGAGCGACCTTGCCTTCGTCAATGTCGCGCAGGATGGAAATGAGCGCGTCGCGCGGCGACCACAGCCGGCAGTCCTCGTCGCGGGTGGCCCGCACCTCGCTCATACTTACCGGGTAGTTGGCGAAATCGTCTGTCACTTGTTCCACGGCTTGAACCTCTTGAGTTCCTCCAGATCGAAGTCGGCCCAGTTGCCGTTGAAGGTCAACGCCCGGTCGTCGATCGACAAGAACGCAGGCGGCTTCTCGGTGGGCCACTCTATCTGGGCAAGCCGTTTGAGCACTTCGCTGAACGGCCCGAGTTCGGCCAGTATGCCTTCTCGGTGTACCCACGCCTCTTGCGCGCGGCCGAGCAGCCACGACTGCATCGAACTAATTCCGTTCGTCTGGTGACTGCGACTGCTGAAAATGGCAACGCAGAAATGCTCCTGCGCACGTAAAATGAAATCGACGGCACCCGGCACGGGTCGGTCAGGAATGACGTCAGCCCCATGCCAGCCGCTTTCGTAGCTGTGAATGACGCCGTCGAAATCAAGGCACAGGACGGGCTTGCTCATAGGAGTATCCTTTTTCCAGACATAGCAGAAGTTCTCCTTGGAGGGCGCAGAGGGGGTCACAGCCCGGCGAGCTTGTCCCGCAGCGCATAGCCCATGAGCGGCCACAGCTGGCGCACGGCGTCCTCGTAGGCGAGCTTGCGGCCAAGCACGGGGTCGAAGTTGTCGGGGCTGGCCGGCGCGCTCTTGCCGATGAGCGTGAAACCGTTGCGGGTCACGAGCAGGCAAATGGTGAGAACGTCAAGCGACTGCCGGTTGTCGCGGTCGTCCTCCTCCAGCACGAGTTTGTCGATCTCGGGAAGGCACAGGTATATGACGGCGTCGCCTGCGGTGAAGTAGGCGAGTGTGCTGATGTTCGCCTCGAGGTCGGCTAGGCTGACCCGCGGCGCGGTGCGGCCTTCAGCGCATTCGGCTTCGGTCGCCTTGAGACTTTCGGTTTCCATTTTCCACCCTTTCGTTGATGCTGCCTATTGAAGGTATTGCAGCGGGAAATTGAAGCCCACAGGCTCGCGGTGCTGTGGTTCCATCCGGTGCGGCGCGACCGACCAGCCCTCGAAGTAGAGGCCCGGCGGGTAGACCGAGGCCAGCGGATCGTCTTCCGGGATTAGGGTCCAGCGCTGCCAGTCCGGTTGCGGGAACGCGCCGCTGCGCACAGTTTGCGCCACGTCGTTCATAGCGAGGTCTATCCAGTGGGGGTGGTCGGTTTGCGGCCGAAACGAAAAGAAATCCGGCTTGGCTTCCGGCCTGTCGTCCAACACTGCATCCCCCATGGCCCATACCCTCCTTTAAACCACTCGCTGTAAGTGGCACGCCGCAAGCGACGCGTCAAGACGCGTAGGGGTTGTACCCTGGCCGGCGCAACTGGCGCTTGACCTCGCTCTCCTCCCGGGCCTGACGTTGCTCGTGCGCCGGCACCTGCGCCGACAGGAAGCCCTTGTCCATGCACAGCCGCAGGCACTGCGACGTGCTGTCGACGTAGTCGTCGTGCTTGATGCTGCCGGTCCCGGTGAAGGAGCACAGTTGCGCGAGCATGGTCTCGCACCAGTTGACCGGCTGGCCCTTGCGC